TGAATCCCACGATAGTGATTGGCGGCATGGTGACGATCAATGAGCGGGATATTATCCAAGCAAAACTGGACGATAATCCAGCGCAGGACGGGCAGAAAAAAGAGCCTGCACAGATACAGCATGACGGTTTTTACCGATTGATTACTGCTACAATAGCGGGCAACACGCGGGGCAATGATTGGTACATTGATGGCGTTTGCCTGCCGATTGACCAGACCGCACCGGTTGGCAAGAAAGTGCAGGGGCAATAGTGGACAGACGCGAACAATATGATGACCCCGAAGAATCGCTACGCATGGCGATGGATGGGGCGTTGGCTCAGGTCTGGACGGCACTGCCTGCTGTTGTGACTGCTGTCAATATGACGGCTCAAACGGTGAGCTGTCAGCCGATGATCAAGGGCACGCAAACCGCCAAGGATGGCACACAGTCACAGGTATCATTGCCGTTGCTGGTGGACGTGCCAATATGCTGGCCGAAAGCCGCTGGTTTTGCTGTAACGCTGCCAGTCGAAGCCGGTGATGAGGTGCTGGTAGTATTTGCATCGCGTTGCAGCCAATTACCGAATGCAGCAATCGCATCCTTGACCATGTTGATTTCTTTAATCCAGTTTTCCCATGGAATAAGCGATTCGCCGCCCTCCTGCCATGTCAGGAAATCATCAACCAGCAATGCAATCGCAGCAGCCAGCGCAAGAATCAGCCCAATCGGTGACGCTAAAAACGTACCATTCAATACAGTCCACGCGGCAGCAGCGGCCAGAATATAACCCGCCCAGCCGTTCGTTATATCATTCAGCTTTGTCAGACCGTCAACAATTACGCCAATCCCGCGCAATACAACCGACCCGAGGAATATAAAAACGTCTGCCACTTTCATAACGATAGCGATGATGGGCGTGATCGTCTTGATAATCGCAGGCATTGACCGGATCAGCAGATCGTTAAATTGTGCGAATGACTTTGCCAGCGGTTTAAAAAACGACGCGGCCACGGCTTGTTTGAGCTTGGTCATGCCCAGCTTCAATTTAATCTGCGCATCTTCCAGCTCACCCGCATTTTTCACGGCTTCATCAAACGAGAATCCAGCCGCCTCCATCATTTTATCGTACTCACCAGACAGTGCTGAAACGTCCGTGGTGAGCATTTTTAACATGGTGCGGTCAATGCCAAGGCGCTCAAGTACGGCCATTTGCTGGCCTTTATCCATATCCTTAATTGCTACACCGACCTCTTTCATTAAGTCAGCAGAATTTTTCAGCTTGCCGTTTGAGTCCTCGACTTTTACGCCAATCAAATCAAAGGTTTTTGCCGCCCGTCCGATACCGTTAGCTGTATCACCAGCATTTTTATTCAGAGCTTCAAGCGATGAATTTACCGCATTGACACTGGAATCCGTCAATTCAGCAATGTAGCCCATTTTATCTATTTCACTGGCGGCAGTTTCGGTGCGCTCTGCCAGATCGCCAACAACATCCAGCTCGGACGCGACCGATGTGACAAACTTTGTCACCGCAGCAGCAGCACCAAGCACAGCAGCGCCAAGCGTGGCAGCCTTCACCGATGCATCAGCAATACTGCTTGCAAACGTCGACGCGCCTGACTTATTCACATCGAAGTTAAGCGCTACAAGAAACTCTTTTATTACTGTTGCGCTCACTTGTTCGCCTCTAAATATCTGCGCTCGTTTTCTTGCCGAACGTCCAGAATGTTATTCATCACTGCAATATCTGCCAGCGTCAACGTGCCATCAATAACACTCTCATACTTACACAGCTCCCCCACTGGCCGCCACAACCAATCGTCACCATCTGGCATTGTCGCCCAAGTTACTGGGCGCTTTGTTTCTGCCCTATGGCGCTCAAAGTCGCAACGCCTTGTGGAAAAAAATCCGCTAGGTTCTCCATTAATGCATGGTATGCACACTGAAGCATCTGCACCATGTTGATATCCTGAAACATCAGTGCGCTGCCATTCGATATATTCGCCCAGCCTAAGCCCTGCGCCTGCTTTCTTTTCACACATGCCAGCAAGCCAAACAGGATATAATCAGCCTGTTCATCCGGCATATCTGCCATCATTTTTGCAAATGGCGCATAGCCTTCCAGCAACGCATCGAATGACGCTTCAGGATTATCGGCGGCCAGGATGCCGCCTTTAACCTTTGCAATCACAGGGACAATCGCCTCCAAAAATGGAGACAATCGCCGCGCTAAATGAAACTGCTTTACTGCGTCAACCTTTACTGCTTTGTATTCGATACCATCTATCGAAAAATCCATGTTATAGCTCCGGTGTGCCTACGCCCAAAACGGTAGACCGTTGAATTGCATCAAATACCCATGCATTTGTGCCGCCTTCTTTTGCGTATGCGTTTGCTGGTACGCTTTTGAATGCAACCTCTTGCAAGGTTTCCAGATCGCCGCGCCCGAAATCTGACACAACAATCGTATTTTTTCCCCACAATACAGCAGAGGATTTCTGGTAATTATACATTGCCATCAGCTGTGCATTGACGGGCGATGTCTTGAGCAATGTCACGGTCACGGTAGCAGCATTACCAGCTACCAATGAATGCATACCCTGCCCATCAGCGCCGATGGTCATGATGTTTTTATCTTCCAAAGGCTCGATCATGATGCCTTCTTCAGAATTGCCAGCGCCATTGCCAAGGTTGATAGAACCACCAGCGCCTGTAATCGCGCCGTTTACATCTTGAAAACTATATGTGCCCATGTCTTAACCCCTTAGCGATTAACGTCAACAATGATATCCACTTCCTGGATCGCGCCGGCCAGCTTGATAGCTACCTGAATCGGCGGGGCGATACGCTGCTCGCGTGTTGCCTGCGCCTGCAATGCCATCGGCGGGGTGTAAATGTAGTAGCCGTCAGGCAGGAAATCACCGTTTGACAGCTGGCCGAATCCGTCCGCATTCCACTGACCGGGTGCAATCAGGCCATTATTCACAGCCTCTTTACATGCCGACGCAACAGCCGCAACGATCTGGTTTTGACCTGGATCGGTTTGCGGGATCTTGGTTTTGCTCTGATACAGCAGGTTGTAGACGTTATTCTGTACGGTATCCTCGAACCAGCTCAGTCCGTGGATTTCATCGAAATAATGACCACTTGCCATTGCGCCATATTGGATAATGGCAGTGTCGTTCACGTACTCGACAAATACGTTTCCGCGCTTGTCTTTCAGTGTGGCGGCTTGCGTTTCTGTCAATACCTCAGCAGCAACGCCCGGCTCAGTTTTGTACATCAGCGTGATAGTAGACCGGTTCGCTGCAAAGTTTACAGAGAATGCACGGCTCACAGCAGATACCGCAGCATAAGCGCTAGAGCTGGAATATTGCGTCCATGTGCGCTTGTATGCCAGCGTTTTCAGCTCGCTCATGATGTCATTTGTGACGGTGCTATCGAGGCAATCTTCATCTTGTGTGGTGATTGCGAGGATGCGCTTCAGATCAAGCCCCTCGATCAATGCAGCCACGTCGATATATTCTTGATCGGTGATTGCTTCAGTCGCAGCGAATGCCAGGCCAAACCAGACGGCAGAAATATTTGCCAGAATCAGCGCACACTCAGCAGGAGTTTCAGCATCGATACCAGCGATAGAGGCGCTGGCAGCTGTTGAGCTGGTGCATTTGATCAGGGCAGAAATGTCAGAGCCCGAACCAGCGGCAGATGCATAGCCCAGTGTTGAGCCTGTGCCCGCAGTGTCAGACGTGATGACGAAGCTATTGCCATCCCATGTACAACCGCCATACGTAGACAGGCCGGTATTGATAATCGCAGCCACGCCGGTCATGGTAGTGGCAGCTGAGAAATTCAGGCCAGTGATGGTGCGCTCTGTGCCGTCAATCGTGATTTTGAACGATCCGGTAGTGATGGCATTCCATGTTCCGATGGTCTGCTCAACGCTTGACAGCGTGCCACCGTACAGGATAGCGGACGTGTCAGCGCTTGCCCAGCGACCAATCATCAGCGTCAACGGATGCGGGGATTGCCCGAAATACAGGGCAGCGGCTGCATATTCTGGGGCATTCAGCCCGAACTCAGCAGCCACGGATTCAAGCGTGGTATACGATCTCACGCGCTCGCGGGTATCGATAATGTCAGAATCACCAGCCACTAACAGCGTGCCGAATCCTCGACGCGCTGCCGCTACGGGTGAAAGGTTAATCGTTGCGCGAACAAGACGCGATACAGATAAGCCAGTTGCCATGATGTTGCCCTCGTTAAGCGCATTTTACTGCGCGATTATATCAGTATTTGTACCTATAAACTATACGGCAGCGCCCAAGTTGATGCAGGATGCGTTGATATCATCAATCACGCACTGGGCTGCTACTTCAGCAAACAAAACGCAAGTGGTGACTCCGCTGATCTGGCCGGAAAACGATGCGGATTTATACTCCCCTGCCACTGGGGTATTGTCTTCAATAAACAGCTTTCCATAAGTCAGCGCAAGGTTATCCGCTTTAACGCCCAATCTGCCGGCGGTCAATTCATCGGATGTAATCCTGAATGAATAGCTCACCTGATACACATTGCTGGCACTGAGCCCGGAAAAGTAATAACACCCGTTACCATACGTAACAGATATCCCTGATCCTGTGGTATACGACACAAAACCAGCGCCATCCTCTACCATTGGCACGGGGTTCGGGCCGCCATCTGTAAGCAATTCGCCGCCTGCACTGTAGAAACCTGCCGAACTTAAAACATTCGCAATATCAACCAGACACGCCCCAACACGCGCGGGAGTGTTCGCATATTCAACTGTTTCATCCCTGATTGTTTCCGCTTGCTCTAAAATGGTCGGCATATATCACCCGAATACGTTGCTGAATACGTTGCTGAATACTTTCGTGTGCGCTTTAACGCCGGCGCTCCATGGCGTACTGGTTTCCGGCACGTCCGTTTCAATCGTTCCCGCAGCGCCAAGCACCGACAGGATTTCATATTCCCGCGTGACCACTCGACCCATGCCGACAACAATATCGCACCGGTCATGCCATACGTCATTGATCAGCTCGGGCACATGCACGATCTGCACGCCGCCACTCACTGATATATTCTGCAACCAAAGCGCTTCACGATTTTGACTGAGCTGCAATCCGTCACGGATTATCGACGCATATCGCTGGCAATTCGTACCGTAGAAACTGCACGATAAATCAAATGTTTCATGCTGCTGAAAATTGAAATCATCATCGGCATTCATGGTCTGATAGCCTTGAATCGCCTGGATGTTTCCGATATTGAACGCGCACCAGTCTGTGCCATTCGTCGGTATTACGGGCGGGTTCGGCTGCCACATCGGTCGCACGTATGCGCCTGGCAATCCCGTCACGCCTACGATAAACGCCTGCAAAATATCAGCCAGCGCGTTATCGTTTACGGAATTGACTACCGGGCGTAGATATCCACCAGTCGCGCTACTCATGTGGCGTTATACCCCGCTTCAATCAGCGTGCAAATGGATTCGGTGTAGCCATTGCCATTCGACCAGTTGCCGAACGGATCCGCAGTTTGCACCTGAAAACGCTTTCCACCCCAGACAACAATATCTGGATAAACGCCACCAGCATCTGCGGATAGTGAGCCCCGATACCACACGTTTATTGCATCCTGCCTGCGCACACTGTCAGGCAGACGCTGTAAATCATCCGGCTTTGCTGGCTGTACAACCATACGTACAGTCGATGACGATTCTGCCAGCACATTGCGCCCGGTTGAATTGACAACAGAAGTCCTGCGGATCAGCGTGACGCTATCCTGAAAATCTGGATCACCGACGATATCGCTGACATCAATAGCAGCCATCAGTTTTTACCCTTGCGGATAACGTACGTTATTGAGTTTCGCAGCGATCCGGTATCGATAAGCGGCTTCGTGCGTGATACCCCACGGCGCTTGCGAGCTGCCAGTGTGGATTCTGACAATGGCTCGAAACCATCGCCAGCGGTAATCGTAGCCTTCACGCTATTCTGCGCAATCAATCCGGCTTTATTTTTTGCAGTCAATACGGCCTGCGGGTTCATATCTGTCAGCGCCGTGATAGCGCCTTTACCAATAACATCAGCGCACTGTTTCGCAACCTTTGCAACGCCAGGCTCTAAAAACGGGCGCGGCGGGATGCCTTGTTTTGAGCTTCCCTTTTCTTGGATATACCCGATGGCAGCATTACCAATCGGAGAATCTGCGCGTGCATCTTCATCGGCAGGTATGCCCACCAGCACATCGCCATCATTGCCCATTGCCCTAATAGTAGCCATCAGTTTGGCAACGTCATCCCTTACAACCGAAACCCCGTTCATAGCTGCACACCACCCACGCCTATCATTCGCGCGAGCTGCAAATACTGCATGCCATACGTTGTAAGATTCCACTGGCCGCCATTATCCAGCGCGACATTGGAATTATCATAACCAACCGATACGCGCCCGACTGCTTTACTGGCCAGCATGCCGGTGCCTGTACCCGGAACGCCGCCACTGGCAGCATTCATATTCTTTCTTTGCAATACAAGATTGTGAGCGACAAAAAGGGAAATCCCCTGATTATAGAGATTCCCCCATTTGTCAAGACTCACCAATTCAGCGGCAATACTACTCCAGAAATCCAACATCGACCCGGTATAATCCGTAGTCGATGCGAACTCTGGAAAATCAGTCCTGAATTGTGCGTTATCCACTGATTACTTTTTCTTGCTGCGGGCAGGTTTATCCACCTCAGCAACCGGGGCTGCTTCAGTAGACTCTGGATCATCAGCAACAACATCCTCAGCGACTTCGACAGCCACCTCAGCAACCGGGGCTGCTTCAGTAGACTCTGGATCATCAGCAACAACATCCTCAGCGACTTCGACAGCCACCTCAGCAACCGGGGCTGCTTCGACCACTACGGCCTCCACAGCTTTCGGTTTGTCTTGCACAACAACCCATCCGGCTTTCACGTAGATATCCCAATCAGCACCGCATGCGTGACCTTCGGGGATATCCCGAAGGCCAACATTATACCGCGTGCCATAAAGGTCAATCGTCTGCCTAAGCAAGACTTTCATAATCAAATACCATCGCGATAGATTGCAGTTTCAGGGTAGATGTATTCAACACATCCCAAACCAGCAACATACGGGGCAGCAAAAGTAATGCCCTGATAGTACGGAGTTTCACGGCGAACCGGCGCAAGGTTATAACGCACGTGACGCTGATCGTCGCTGTACGCGATCATACGCTGAGCGCCAAGCGCACCAGCACCTTCGAGGAACTTCATGGGGCGAATGGACAACGGCTTACCGTTAACCATCAAGCTCATGCTGTTATCTTCCAGGTACTTCAGGATGCTACCACCTGCGCCATCAGTGCCGGCTTTTTTGCCAACAATCAAGGCGTACTGAGTAGGTGGCAAGCCCAACACGTTCGGGCATACCGCATAAGCAGAAGCTGCCCACGCTGCTTTAATGGCATCGTTCACGTCGAACAGGATTTCATCAGCGGTTTTGCTGATCCATGTTGTCAGTGTAGATGCACCGACTGCCACGTTTGACGCGCCGACTTCAGTGCTGTTTACCAGACCTTTGATGCCCAGTGTGTCATCACCGACATACACCATCTGATCCACGTCCATATTGTAAGACGTGATAAGCGCTTGCGTCTGCATGTTATCGAGGTTTTGCCCGATCATTTGCGAACGCTCCAGCTCGACAGACGTGTAAGCAATTTCCATTGCCCACAGGTTAATCGGTGAAGTAACAGGAGTGCCGTCAACCTGAGCAACAGGAATCGCACCACGCTTGCCAGATCCGATCCACGATTTGCCAGTGGCAGACAGTGAACCAGCGCGAGCAAATGCACCACGTGTGAACGTAGTGGACTGGTTCGCCATGGAGATGCCCGGGCGCAGTTGAATATCGCGCGACCATGTAACGCTTGTCAGCGGCTCATGCAGCGCGGTATCGAAGTTGTCAAGCTGGTTGACGAAAAATGCAAGTGAACTATCGCGAGTAATCATTACAGCACCCCTTAAGCGATTTGGATTTCGCAGTTGTTGGAAGAATCTTTTCCAGCACTTGCGAAGGTTACGCCCGGAAGGGCGACGTTGTTGCTGACCAATGTCAACGGAATGTAATCACCGGCAATAGCAGGAGTGCCGCCAACAGTTACAGTAAATGTCAAGCCCATAGCGGTATAAGCCGCACCAGTTGCGCCAACCTTTGCAATATCACCGCTTGGAGATACCAGATTGAAAGCAGTGGCCGCAGTCATCAGAACGCGGTAAACCCCCGGGGCAGCAGTCGCATCAGCAGACAATGTGCCAGCTGTTGCGTTACCAGTGCCGACCATTGCAGCAGCTGTCAGACCGTAGTCATAAGACGCTTCAAAATCGCCTACCAGCTGTGAGCTTTCTTCAACCACGCGCATGTACACCTGGCCGCCCATTGCTGGTGTGCCAGTAGGACAGGCAACGGATACAAAGCCCTTGCGGATGACGTTTTGCACGTAGTCAGTGTCGGCAGTGTTCGCCGTGTTGTCAGTGCTGATAGCAGGCGCAGAACGCTGCAATACACCAAAGAAATTGGCAGCAGTGTCGTTTGCGTCAATGTTAGCAGCTTCACTGCCAACCATTTTAACCGGTTTGCCATACACGATAGCTTCAGAGATTGCGACAGGAACTACAACCGCACCCTCCAAACGTGAAAGCTCGCCGGGAATACCAGATGGTGCGCGGGTAGCGTAAGCAACCATGATCAATTACCTCTTTTGTGCCAGATTTCGGCGTGTTTTGCGTTAAGCTGCTCAGGCGTTACAGAGGCAGCGGTCATCAAAGGAGCAGCGTCAGTAGTGCGAGTGAATGCACCCTGGCGCTGCTCTTTTAATACATTGGCTGTGCCACGGAATACAAAATCCACGACATCAGCATTATCAAAATTGATCTCTTTACCGTATGTCACCTTCTCGATAGCAGCCTTGCCATCAGTGGTTTTCATGGCGGCTTTCAGTGCGACAACCTTGATATCGGCAGTCGGCTCAAGACCAGCGGCGATTATCTCAGCGTTTGCCAGCACATCGGCATCGGTGCATTTGTCGGCATTCTTTTCAGCTTCGAGTTTTGCAGCTTCCTCAGCAGCAGCGGCATCAGCGGCTTTCTGCTTGTCTTCATCAGAGACAGCGCCCTCACCCTCGACAGCTTTCTTAACTTCCATTTTTTCCAGCATTTCGCCAATAGCGTCTTCCAGCTTTTTCATCCTGGAATCCATCGCTTTCATCGGGTCGGCATCTTCTACCGATTCGCTGACCTCGATTTCTTCAGGCATGCCATCAGCTAACCATTTCGGCAGCAAGTCGCGCAGTCTTAATTTCATTTTCTTACCCTCTGTTTTTGAGTCACGAATTGCCACGCCTGAACCAGCACGGCCTGCATCAACAATCGCCACGTGATTGCCAATAATCTTAGTCCGAACCGCCCGACCATCTGCCGTTGGTTCGCTTTCTGAATCGTATCCACATGACACTTCACGCATACCAGCGCGTACGGCATCAATGCCAGACTGTGCCGATATCATCAGATCGCATACCAGCTTGTCGGCATCCTGACCTTCACCACGGCGCACATTCTGCATTGTGCCGACAGTGACCTCCTGCCAATTCTCAGGGGTAACGTCTGGCAGTGTCGGGTCTTTGTTCGGGTCTGGATGCTGTACGGTGACAGATTTGCCCTCATAGCTCGCGAGGGTTTCTTCTGAAAACAAAACTGATTCGGTATTGGTGAATATGACGCGGCCATTGGATGTTGGGATGTTCGGCGCTTCAGCAGCGCTGTACGTCATATCGCCCAAGCGGGCAATAGGTACGGCAACGCACACCAGATAGCCTTCTGGTGTTTCGTGCATATTTTCGCTGATTTGTTCAGTTGTGTAATAACGCAACTACAGCTACCCGCGCCCCACCGCGCAAACCATCATTTGTTATTGACAGGCTGCGGATGGTCGCAGCTTTTCGGGTGGCCGCCCTAGTCAATGTGGATTATACCTATTTGATTGGGTGCGTCAATAGGGGTAGTATTGAGTTGTGGTGAAAGAGCAGAACAGTTCGCTGGTCGTCTGGAACGTAGGCAGGATTTTATCCACGCCGATAGCCAGCGGTAAATGTGGTTCACGAGACACTATCCAGCCGCCACACTTCAAACAAAGGAAGCAACATGACATTTATCTATGCGTTTATAGCATCGTTCTGTTTTATAGGACTCAAGGCGTTTCAGCAGCGGCAAGTGGTACATGATGAATACCTGTTCATTATCCCGACTTCTGTGCTGATGGCCGTCTGTGAGGTGTTTGTTGTGCATAATATTGCAGTCACCGGATGGACTTTCCAGCTTGTCGGTGCGGTTGGTGTTGGCTCTGGATGCGGCTGCCTGTCGGCTATGCTGCTACACAAAAAATATAGACTACGGGGCAAAGGAGTATCTACACATGGTTGATATTGCAGTTGGGGATTTGGAGTCTGATGCCATTGGATCAGGTGCCAGGGCTAACGGTGGAAAGTATGAGGTTCATCAGCTACCGTTATTTGCCCTTGAGGGTACATCGCGTGTATTGATGTTCGGCGCTCAGAAGTATAAAAAAGGCAACTGGGCAAAAGGCATGGATTGGTCAATCCCCTTTGACTGCATGATGAGACACATGATTGCATGGCATCGCGGAGAGGAGCTAGACCCAGAGTCTGGATTGCCACACCTAGACCACGCGCTTTGTAACCTACTATTCCTGTCGGCTTATCGTGAGCTATACCCTGAAGGTGACGATAGAATCAAAGAGATTCGCAAGCGAAAACAGGTATAATTACGCACTAACACGCAAGACCTCTGGCAGATGGGGAAAAACTCGGCACTGTCCTCAATCAGTGTATTAACGGGGAATAATCTGCAAGCCATGCTGCATAAGAGACATGTAGCCCCGCATGTGGCGACAGAGGGGCATTTTTTAATCAGGAATAATCGGCTCGGCATAACACCGGCAATTATAAATCATGCCAGGATTCAGCGGCTCGCCATCAACGATAGGCGGGTTGTCATACTCGCACACTTCTCCCTCCATTTCGGCATGTGATTCCCTGACATCGGAATCCCCAGCCGTGCGCCAGATATAATGCGTCGCACCGACTTCCTTTGCCCTGACTTCTGTCACAATCGATGCGGCTTTCGCTGTCTCAGTGCGTGCAATCGTCATCGCCCTGGATGTCGTCACTTCCTCAGTGCGGGCAATTTCAGCAGCAATTTCAGCCGGTCTGCGCCCACCAGTAAACGCCTGCAATGCAAGATTCTGCGCCCTGACACCAGCCTCGACCGGTATCGATTTAATCAAATCCACTTGTGCAGACTGCATTGCACGGGTAGCCACGCCCATCTGTGTGCTGTTTACCTGCTGCCTCAGCGTGCGCGATATCTCGCGTGACTGTGCCTTTATCGAACGCTCGACGCTGGCCTTCGTGGTCGCAATCATCTTTGCAGCGGTACGGTCTGCCCACGGTTCAATCATCACGGCATACTTTTCCAGCTCTGCCATCATCCTTGCCGGGGCTGTAATCACAGCGCCATCAGCATGCAGATCAACTATGTGCGCAGCCTGTTTTGCAATCTTTTTCAGTGCCCGCGCATAGTCTTTTTCCGTTGACTTTTTCGGCTTCATGGAATAACCGGTTCGACCGTTTCTACTTTCGGCATGGGCGGTTCATTCTCGACTTCAGTGATGTATTCCGGCGTGATATTAGTGAATAGACCAGTTTCCTTCGAGATGCTCGCATATTCTTTAGTCGCGATTTCATCACTGATTGCCCCTGCCGCATGTGCAATATCGATTGTCTCAGCTGCCGTTTTCGCCATTGCAAACTTCTCAGTAGTGGACATCTGCCATAATGGAGCAAAGTCAAAATCCATTGATTCGGGGCGCGGCTTCCCAAACTTCGACCGGTAGCACACAGACAGCAACAGATCCATCGGCTGCCTGAGATTCAATTCCTGCTGTGCATTGATCGAATCGTAATAATTCCTGATATCGCTATCCCCGGTGCTGGACAGCCCTGCCGGTGACTGGCCGAACAACCGAACCAGCGGAATACCGCACGCGCCTGATATCTGCTGACCGAATTGCAGCAATACATTATCAAGCCCGCTGAATGTGTAGCTGTTGTACGTCATGGTATCTTCAGAATCCAGCAACGTCAGCCCTTCATTGGTCTGCAATTGCCGGATATACGAAAACATGGTGATCAGATTTTCCTCAGCCTTGCCACCCGCTGCCAGGATATCGCGCAGATTCTTCACGCCTATCTGCCGCAGATACGCTTTCTGTACAAGGTTCGCAGCGCCCATCGTTGTCGTGTCGTAGCTGATAAGCCTGTCGTACATCCGCTCAAGTATCGATTCCCCCCACATTTCAAGGGTGATGGCCTGAAAGTATGGCAGCTTGATTCCAACAAAACGTAGGACTCTGGAGTGGTGAATGTTTTGCCCGTACGCATTCGCTTTCCCTCTGTTATTCCACCCGGTAACAATCCGGTAATATTCAGGCAGCCCGATATCTTTGCCGCTCTGTATCGTTCGTGTCAAGTCCGGGCTGATCTGCCAGCGGTCATAGACTACGATGCCTTTGAATTGATCCTTAGCCACCGTTTCAACCCGCAGCGGGGTGTCTAAAGCCTGGCCTTCAATATCCAGTACGCCAATCGCCCCGCCATACAGCCGCGACCATTTCAGGCAGTCAGTGAGCCCGCCCCAGATCCCCATTTTGATCATGTACCTTTGCAGGGCATGCACGTCATCAGGAGTATCGGGCGACGTGATATCAATCCCCGCCCTGATCATGTCCTGCGCATAATCGTCTATGACCTTGCCGCCAATCCATGACGTGCGGTAGATATTTTCCAGCAATACCCGGTTTATCGTTATCTGGAATGGCACATACGTACCGCTCAACACATTATCAGTGCCCAGCCCTACCCGGGCAGTGAAATTTGCCAGACCGTCGGCATGTTTCTGGCTGGATGCGTCTGCGGTTTTTACGGATACCTGATTGCGTTTCTTCGTCATATCATGTTTTCCCATGCCTTGAGGCTATTGGATTGCAGCATTTCGACAATGGCATCACACATCGGGTCAATCTGGTCATCATGCGCGTGTGAATCATCAGCCGTGAACGCCTCACATTCTGCCACAAAATCGCTCACAAATGGCAAATTATCAGGAATTGAGACATATCCGGCCTCAATATAGCCCTGAACGTCTAAAACTCTGGTGTATTTATCCTTGTTTCGCTGGATGGCAAATATCGGGATCTGGTTTTCGCGCTGGATATCCTGGATCAATCCAGTGCCCGATGCCTTATCCTCTACCCCTATGCGCTGCAATGCCCCCTGCTTTTCATTGAATGCTATGTGCTTGTTCCAAAAATCAATGGTCTTGCGCTTCAGCTCGGGCGCTTCCCACTTCCCGCGTATCTGGTCAATCAGGTATATCTTGCCATCAACGCCTAATCCCCAGCACTGTAATACACTGTAATCGTGCCGCTCCTGTGTTTTCTGTGCGGTATCGGCGTACATGCGGCGGTATTTGATCTGTGGCAATACTGTGTATCTCGGAAACCACTCACCCTTAATCATGCCGCCACCGCGCGGGGCTGGACGTTGCTGGAATTGACCAGCCACCGCCTGGCTGCCACCCTTCACGGTCATGATTTTTTTATCGCGCTCAACTACCTCGGCCGGGAATCGCTCAGGGAATAGCAGCTCCCCATCAATGGTGCGCGGGTCAGAATAGTACGGCGATATACAGCGGCGCTCCGGTTCAAACTCCATCGGCAGCATCAAATGCGTGTACCCGTAATTATCATCATCCGCAATAATAAAACCGGACACGTCGTTTTCATGTATGCGCTGCATGACCACTACAATCGCGGACGTTTTCGGATTATTCAATCGGGATGGCACGGTTTCAGTGAATACCCGCAACGTGGTTTCTCGCTCTGCGTCCGATAATGCGCCCTCGATAGAATGCGGGTCGTCGATAATTACCCTGTCACCACGCGACCCGGTAAGCCCTTTCATTGCCATCGAATGACGGAAACCAGTCTCCGAGTTTTCAAACTTCGATTTCTCGTTCTGGTCTTTTGCCATGATGATAGGCCATCGCGCCTGATACCAATC